CCGGAGTCCACGAAGCGGTCCAGTCGCCACCGTTGGAGATGACCGGGAAAATATTCGACAACGGAAGGATGCTGTTCACGTAATCATGTCCCGCCTGAGCGACCTCGGTCGCCTCGGACGGCGGGATAATAGTCTTGTCAATAGCCAAGAAAAACTCCTTAGATACGCAAAAACCCACCGCGATGGGTGGGTTTCACAAAATGTTTAGAGGTTAAGTGACCGTCAATCAGGAAATCGTGATGTTCACGGTCTTTCCGTTGGACAAAGTGGCCTTGCCAGCGGTGATGGCCTTGGACGACGGGTCCTGAGTCAATTCGATCTTGGTGATGGTCGCACCATCCTTGCCAGCCGGACCCGGAGTGCCAGCCGCGCCGGCCGAAGCGGACAACGGCTTCACAACGTCATCCTCAACGTCGTAGAACTCGCCGCCCCACACGGCACCAGCCTCCGGCTTCACCGGAAGCTTCGAGGCCACGATGTCGCCACGATAGGTCATGCCTACGAGCGGGTCGTCCACATCCCAGCCGGACAGGTTGATGTTCACGGACACCATGGATTCAAGCAGACCGGCGATCTTGGTCTGACGTCCATCGGTGGCCTGCTTGTCATACGGACCATACGAGCCGACGTTCGCGCCGGAAGTGATCTTCGCCAGCGGAATGCCGGAACGAATGTAAACGGTCGTGGCCTTCGGACCCACACCGGTCAGATACTTGTTGTCTTCGGTCTTGAACAATTCAGGCACGATGGTGACGGACACCGAATCATTGGTGTTCTTCTCGCCATAACGCCAGGAATTGTCCTCCTCAACGGTGACGATACCGGAGAAATGAGCCATCTCTTGAGTCATACGCTCAATCCTTTCAAAGAATCAGTAGGAAACTACTTGCTGCGCTTACGTGCCTTCTGACGTTCCATCACACGCTTGTAAGCGTCGCCCGGCTGACGTTTCGGATGCGAGGTGCCGGACGGGAACTCGGCCTGCATGGCTACCTTGCGGGCCAAAGCATCCTCAGTCTGCTGCGGTTTCCTCTCCACCTTGGAAGTGTCAATCGGGTTGTACGCCGCATACTTCTCAGCCCACGACGCGATGGCCTCCGGCTCCGTTGCGGGGCAGAGGTCGGAAAGAACAGCGTCCGTGATCTGCGGATACTTAGCCTTGGCCTCAAGACGCGCAATCTGCGTCTTCGCGGCCTTAAGCTCCGCATCAGCGGACTGGAAAGCCTTGTAATTGGCCGAAGCACGGTCTTCGTTCTTACGGCTCATAGCCTTCCATTTGGCAAGCTCGTCACCATCGGACGGCTTGGAAGAATCATCGGAACCCTTATCATCAGCCGGAGCGTCATGCTCGACGGCGGGTTCGTCAACCGGAGTGGTCTGAGCATCCTTCACGGCATCCTCGACCGTTCCGGCCTGACCAACAGTCTTGTCCTTTTCGGATTCGACTTCATTATCCTGAGAGGCCATAAGACCAAATCTCCTTAATATTTAAGCGGCCAGTCCCAAAAAACCGCGAGAATAAGCCAACAGGCTCCGCACATACTGCCAAGCCTGTTTAGTGTGGACTGTCTTTTTGAACTCATACGAACGCCCATCGAAACGGAATTGAACCGAATCCTTATCACCATCCAGCAATTCCTTGTACCGGGCGTTGAACTCGGTCGCACGGGCGCACATGCGCTCCATCTGGGCGCGGGTCATCCTCATGTCAGGCAGATGCCATTCCGGCGCGTTCCCGTTCACCGGAGCATCCTTGCGAAGCAGCACAGGCCCGAGCTCGCTGTTGTTGACGACCTTCACGCGAAGCTTCGTCAAATCCGTCGCGCTCGTGGAATAATCACGGCCCGACGTTTTGCCAGCGGCCTTGTAAATCGTCATCAAATCATCCGAGTTCAATTTCAACCCGGGGTCGTTAGAGCCGACGATTGGAGCCACCGTACATTTGCAACGATTGTGCATGGGCATCAAATCAGCCCTCGTGAACGTGTTGGTCGCAGCCACGACACACAAACCACACGAACCCGTCTTCGACAGTTCGGGATGAATCACACGACGATACCGTTCGACACCGGAACTCCTGTAACGCGACTGTATGGCGCGATTCTGGGCGACATACCCATCGGTCACCGCGTTCGTATCCAATTGGACCTTCGCGGCCATCAGCCAAGCCTTCACATGGTTGGCGGCGGACTGGTCGGCATCCTTCAGAATCTCATCCCACGTAGCAGGTCGAATCCCAGGATTCTTCACGGCCTGAGTGCGATACTCGTCCGCGACCCTCATGGCGACCTGCCACGGGTCCGTGTTGGCGCGAACGACCTCATATTGTGGGATATCCCCCAAACCGTTCACACCGGCCAGACGCAGCATCGTATCCGCATATGAGATGCCCTGCTGGCGCATAGCCTTCACGAACGCGATATGCTGCTGCGTCACATAAGCAGCCGCACCCTCGGCCACCGCATCATTCCACCAGTCGGAAGGAGTCAGGCTACGCCACATGTTCCAAGCCCTGCGGACGAACTCGTCAACCAGCTTCAACCGCTGGTCATCCAACGCCTGGACGGCAACCAACGCGCTATCGGCCATCAGACCCCCATAACGTCGGACGAATCATCCGACGACGGCACATCGGACGACATCGAATCCGATTCAGAGCCGGTGGAGAACGAATCCAAACCGGACCCGTCACCCAGATACGAATCATTCACCGTCGCATCAGTCTGCTTCGCCGACGAATCCAAAGCCGCGTTCTGCCGCGCCATGGCATTCAGGAAACTCGTATCCTGGGCATCCTGAATCATCTCCGCGATCTCCGTCTCGGTCATATGCAGATAGCGACGGGCGATGGTCTTCAACGGAAGAACACCCTTCACCTGAGCCGCCGCCTGACACTGCTCCAACTCGGACGGAAGCTCCAACGGCTCCCAAGTCGTCTCGAAACGCTCCTCCGAAGCATTACTGCCGGAAGCGGTCAACGCCATCTTCAACAGGAGCACGAAAGCGTCATTGGCCCTCATGTTCATGTCGCGGACCTTCAACCGCAGCATACGAGTCGTCAGCTTCGCACCCTCGGCGGAACCAGCCACATCAGGCGAAAGAATCGACAACGGAGTGCCAGTGGCACCTGCCAGAAGCTTCACATCGGAAGCGGCCGCATTCACGATCGGCGTGATATCCGTAATGGACGATTCGCCAATCTTCGCATCGGCGGGAAGCAGCCACAACGCGGCGGGACCCATCTCGAACAGTTCCGAATAGTCGATCTTGTCACCGGCCTGAGCCTTACCGGCCTTGACCGCAGGGTCGCTCTTCTGGTAATACTCAGGCATGTCGCCCGACACCCAACGCTGCTTGAACGCCTGCATCTCCTGAATGCAGAACCGTTGAAAACGCTGCTGGTCGATGGACCTCAACGTCTTCAAGGAAGCCTCGAACTGGCCCTTGCCGTTAGGAGTGGTCAACTGCACGATAGGAAGACAACCGCAATCAATGGCGAACTTCCAATCATCGCCGGAAGACTGGCCCTCCCACTCGAACTGCGCCTCGAACTCCGGGCGCTTCTTCGAATCGTCGTTGGCAAGGTCATACACGGTATCCTCGTCATCGACCGAATCGGAAGGCAACGTGCGCGACTTGACCTCATGCTTCGCGGTACGCGAATAGACGCTCTGTATCTCACCGTCATCATTACGGACGATGCGATACAAAGTCAACCGTTCGATCTGCTCTTCCTCGGACCACCCATACACCACAGCCGAATCCTTGTCATCGGACACGACCGTGCTCCACGGACTCAACCGTTGGATATACGAAGGATTCTCCTTGCCGAGAACCATCGCATACGCGGCACCGTAAATCGCCGCATCCATGAACATGTTCAACGAACGGACATCCATGCCGCACTTATCCCACATGTCATCCGCATCCGTGCTCCGCATCGTCTTATCGGCGACAAGACGAAAACCGGTAGGATGCTGCGACGTGATTACCGCATCCGCAATCGTATGAGCCAGATTCAACGGGCAGATATCCACAAAACGCCTATACACGGCACTGGCCGTAGTGGTCGCCGCCTTCGGCACGGACTGCAACGGAACAGTCTCACGACCGTCATAAAACGTCTTCAACACACACAGGTCAGGAATACGATTCTGCAAACGCGTCGCAAGACGCGTCAACGCCAAACCATCACCATCAGGCTCGTCATCACCAGTAACAAGACTCTGCATATTAGAAGATGTGGAAGCCATACGAACACCCCAAAATCACCAGACCCGCTGCGGCATCACCCGCTGCGGAGCCTCATCCTCGAACTGGCCCAAATACTTCTCACGCGCCGCATAAGCCAAAACGCCAGCCATGCACGCATCAATCTTGTGCGGACTCTTAGGCGTCTCCTTATGAATCTGATAACCCCAACTCTTCTCACGCCGCTTCGCATTACGGAAATGCGACACAAGACGCGGGTCGGCACACAAAAGAATATTATTCGGGTCAGGCTCCCCCTCCTCAACAGGCTCGGGAGCATACTCAAACGACGAATGCGCGCACTGCAACGCACGATACATATCCTGCGACCAGTTATTCGTCCAAAACTTCATCATCGAAGACTGTCCACGGGCGAACACCTTCATGCCACGCCCATACTCAGCCTCCCAGCCGCCAATCATCGACTCGAAAAAATGCGCATCGGCGAAACAGCCGATGACATTGTAATTCTCGAACATACGACGCACGGCGGCATCGAAACCATCACGGTCAACACGCCAATCAGGGTCCGCATTATCAGGCCGCTGCTGCAACTTGATAAGAAACAGCAAACCATCAGACACGCGACAACCAACCAACGCGGTCGAATCATTACGAATCGAACCATCGAACCCAAGCGTGATCTCCTCATCCTCGTCAATGAAATCCTTCCAGACCCCATCCAAACGAGACGACGAGCCGACAGCACGGCCATACAAATCCCTGTAAGCCAAATGCGACTGGATCGCAGGCTCCGTAAGCCACGAATCCTCACTCGACGCACGAGAGTTCAAATAATAACGAATCGAATCATTCGGGTCCGAATCAGGCTGGTAAATCTGCCCCATCAGACCATGAATGTCAACCCAACCATCCTTCGACGGCCCAGGCTCGACACCATCATCACGAAGAGAGAACCCCTCAACCGAATAACCATCGACATCAACGGCCTCGATACGCCCATCAGGAAGAATGATGTAATCCTTACCATCATCCGAATGGGCAGCAGAACCATACGACTCATACAACGCGTGCTCAAGCTTCTTCTCATCAGGAAAATCCTCGATAGGAAGCGTCGAATACCGATAGTCGAAATACAAGCCCTTATAATGCTTGGAACGGCCAGCCTGAATATCCTCCGCGATCTTCAACGTGTTCTCCGCCACACTGTTCTGACCAGGACGGAAATACGTCGTCATCTCCAACACCCAAGGGTCGGCATCCAACGAACGCTTCGGAAGATTACGCTGAACCGTCTTATACATCGAATGATGCTTCGGCAGCGTATACAGATGCACCTCATCCATCAACGCGAAAGTCTCAAGACCACCATCCTTCGACGCATCACCGGAAGTCGTGGGAATAATCTCCCCACCCTCCGGCAAGCCGATACGGGTCTTCGTGACCTCCATGCCGAAACCCTGCAACTGGGCCAACGGGCCGGAAGTGCAGTTATAGTAAATCGAATCGAAGATATTGCCCGACTGGTCCTCGGACGTAGCCAAACACAGAATCTCAGGACGCTGGACAGGACGGCCAACAGGCTCACCCGGCAGATAATAGTAAGTCTGACCAAGAAACGTATACGTCTCACCCGGATTAGCCCAATGGTCGAAACGACAAGGGCCAAAAGCCTCGAACAAGGCCAGATCATTACCCAAACCACTCTTGTTGCAACCCTTCGGACGCCACAAGCTCACACGATTGAACCTGCGCCGACCATTCGGCTTCAACGCATAGGCGTTCAAATAGAACTGGATATACTCAGGACTATGAGTGACAGGCTTACCGGTCGCACCGCCGCGACCGATGAGACTGAACGTCTCAACCCACCACAACGCCAAACGTCCAAGACTCCTACGCCTATCCTCATAAGTCAGGTTAGGAATCATCAAATGCATGTCAGCCAGCCGCCTCGATCTTGCGACGCCAAGCATCGATATCCTGAATCACAGCATGATTCGAACCATCCGAAGCGGCATGGTCGTCAGCCTCCGGCACATCGAACTTCAACGCACGCATCGAAGCCGGAGTCCAACCCAACTCGTCAAACAACTGACGCACGACCGGCATCAACGTCGCATAACGACGAGTCGAAAGCATCTCATTGATCGTCGCGAAACCCAACTGGACAGCCATCCAGGAAGGAGCCGAACGCAACATCGAAGCATTCGGACTACGCCGATACTCCTCATACCAATGAGCAACCAACGGCAACCACTCCCCACCCTTGGGGAAAATCTGGTTAGCCGGAGGCAAATCAGGCCCCAACTTCCCATCAGGAATCTCCAAAACCTGATTACCGGAATCACTCGTCTTCCTGCCCATAACATCACTCCCCGCAAAGCCCCATTACGGGACGACAAGCGCGAAGCCCGTTACGGCACTACGCGCACCTGCGATGAACGACAATCCGATTAGCCAACGAGTTCTCACCACCCTGCTCCAACGGCACACGCCAAGCGCCAACCGGAAAATCATCACTCAAAACATCAACCGACCGGTCAAGCGGCAACCCACAAACCGGACACGTATGAGAACACGCGTTCCACTCATCCTCGGCAGTCCAAAAACCAGTAGGAACACTCCCCCGCCGCCCCACACGGGCATTCGACCGAGGCTCCCACAACACCGACTTCAACGGCTGCGGAGTACGATTAGGAGCCGCACCCTCAGCCTTCAAACGCTGGAAACGCTTACGACAACGAGCCGAACAAAAAGCCTTGTCCCGACGCTCAGTCTCAAAAAAAGAGCCACACGCCAGACACGCACGACTCATACGACGCTTACGGGCACCACTGCCACTACGCCGCCAACGATCATAATGAGACCTACACATCCCATGAGCATGAACAGGCCCATCACACCCATTCACACTGCACTCACCCTCAGCTAACCGAACGCGGGATGCCTGTACCAACGAGCCTCCTCACGCTCAACCCTCTTCCTTCGCCGCGCGTCAGCCGACTCCAAACCAGTCTTATAAGAATGATGGGCACGACAAAGAACCTGAAGATTATCCCAAGAATCATCATCAGGCTGACCATCCTCGGCACGAATGATATGATCGACCTCATTCGCATGAGCGCCACACGGACGCAACACGCCATCATCACCGATCACCGGATACTGGCAACGCCACCCGTAATAGTCCAACACCTCACGACGCGTCCGCTCCCAACCAGGATTGAACCGTTCCTTACGATGCGACTTATTCCAATCGTTGGTCATCACCACTCCTCAGTGCTTCAGGAGGGAATCGAACCCTCATGTCACAGGACAACGCATTTTGAGTGCGCCGCGTCTACCATTCCGCCACCAAAGCAAAAGAACAGACAGCCCCCACGCCACACTCACCACAAAACATGGGGGCTGCCAGTCATCTAACCCAAACCGCCATAAGGAAATCCAATGGCAAAAAATGGCTTTTTACCGCCAGCCACGGCGCGCGGATGCTGAGGGAGTCGAACCCCCGAACCGTTCCCGGTCGCCACCTTAGCGAGGTGGTGCAATAAGCCACTCTGCCAAGCATCCAAAAGCAAGAGCCGCCGCAACGACTCAGGAGACTGTTCCCGCAGACTAGGCGGGTCAGCTAAAACTAGAGCCGCCACAAGACGACTCCGAAGACCTTTCCCACAACATGTGGGTAGGCTGAGCACAGCATGTTGGACTCGAACCAACATCGACGGTTTTGGAGACCGCCATGCTACCGGTTGCACCAATGCCATATACCCGACTTAGTTAACGTCCAAGTCGGAAAGACGTTCGGCATGGTGGAATGGGCTTTACCACCAACGGCAAGGAACGTGAAACATCTATGCACCCGTTTGGCCGTGCCTCCCCTTCGGTCATCAACCGCCTGATTAAGGCAGGGAGCCTCTTATCCCCCACATGTTCCAGCGGGGATATTCGAGCAATGCCATCGGTATCACAGGCAGCTACCCCATGAAACCTAGAGCAAACCTCGGGAATCGAACCCGGCAACCAAAAGGCTGTGCCAACAGGATTGCAAGTCAGCCCCAAAAACAAATGGCGCAGCCATATAGGCGGCACCGGGTGGGACCGGCACAAGAAACGAGGATGAACAAAATCTCACGGACAATCCAAACACACACACTATATTCCGGGATTCATCCACCCTCAAAGGGTCCCCAGCCGGATTCGAACCGGCATCTCACCACGCATGGTCAAGAAGAGCCAGAAAACCACGCGCGACTAACACTCCCACAAGAGCGATAGGAACCATGTGCGAGATCAAACGGCGGTACCAACAAGCCTCTCGCATTGGACTTGAAACCGAATCGCACCTTACCTAGGAAGATGCCATCTGCGGACAGTGAGAGATTCGAACTCCCGGACCCGTTAGAGTCGGTCGCTTTCGAAGCGACTACCTTAAACCAGACTCAGCCAACTGCCCCTAGCGGTGCTCCTTATGAACACAAACGTCCCAACGGTCGGAATCCTTAACCAAGAGACAAGGAGCACCACCGAACCGCTTGCCGGAACGACACCCACAAGGACGCCACGCGTCCTCCAAAATTCATTCCGACATGCGACAGCATACTCATACCTAACGTTGCATCAACGTTGCAATGAAAACGGCGTAGAATACGGCGTGTCGCGTGGTATGCTGAAGACGATTTCAATGTGAACCCAACATCGTCGTTGTCATGTCACGTTTCATGCGCGGACTTTTTCAGACGGCGCGCACTATTTCTACCATTGACCCGACGGCCCTGACGGGCACACCCGGAGGACCCTCCCCCAGCCCCGGTTGGAACGTTTGTTCGATGGTGCAAATGTTCGTTCGTGCAGTTGTACGTATGCGCGTCATTGTGTCGTATTCCTTATTATTTATATCTATCTTGCTCAATATTTTTTGTCCGTATTTCAGTATCTTGCTTGACTTTATTTTTCCTTGTGCTACTCAAACTCTTTTTTCGTCTCATTTACCCCCTACCCATGTTGCGACACGCCGATAAAACGGCGCTGTTCCAACGTTTCGCCGTGGTCTGTTTTCTCAATTTGCTTACACCATTATTGGTGTGTATAGTGATAACCAACAACCGGTTAGGCAGTCAACCTAGCAAGGTCAGCGCGATATCTACACCGCGCCACTTGCAACCGGCTGTAGCAACCGGCAGATGAAGCCGCGGCGGTTAGGTGCCTAGGCACCGCATAGCCTGACCTGAGATAGTCAGGTGGTGCGCAGTGAGCGCATTGCGAAACCGCCATGCGTGGAACGTTGGTCACTGTGCTGAGGCGCAGTGTCCAGTCTGTGAGCGTTGCGAGTGTTTGAAAAATGAAGAGTGTTACCGAAGGCCGGTAGTTTGAGCTTCACCCCCTTTTGGGGGTTAGGTGGCGGCGTTTTTCGGGGTGTGTGCATAATGTCCACTATGTGGGCGTGGCCGATAGTGTCGGTTTTGCCTAGGCAATGCGCGTGAACTCGATTGACAATGTTGAGCGCGAGAACTCGTAAGGGGGTACCGCCGACGTTTGGCGTAGTGTGAGAGACTACCGCCAATGAGGATAGGCCGATAGATAGGTGGCAATGTCAATGTTTCGCCATGCGTGAGCGTGGTTGGCGGCATTGACTGTAAACCACGGCGTAACGGGTTGCGAGGGTAGACATATTGTAGCGCTCGTCAATTGCTTTATGGGCGGTTGATCACAAACGTCTTACGTTTGGGGGTTATGCGGACATTAAAAGTCTATAGGGGGGTGCGTATGCGCCCCTGCGCCACTTTGCGGGTGGTGTTAGCCAAAAACAAATCTTCACGGGCGTAATCCGCAAGGGTTGCGCCCCTCTCGCCACTGTTTAGACCATGAGGGGGTGCGATACCCTCTAGTGGCACGCAATTAACCAATTAACACTAGACCTTAAGGGGGTTTATTATGGATACCAACGAAAAAATGGCTGTAAAAATCGTTCGCGATTGTCTTACGACGGCACATGAGAGCCTACCGGTATACGCGTCATGCCTTTATGTGGCGTCAATGCCCATCATTAAGGCTCACGGGGTGGATGATGCAACAACGCGGCATATGATCGTCGCGGCGTTTAGGGTTGCCGCGCTCAGGTCACGGAGCGTTGACTACCGTTCGGGCTTTATGCCAGACGTGCGCGTGACACGCGTCCATGCATTCAAGCGCCATGCGGCCGTGTATTGCGAGACGAATACCGGGTATCACTACAAGGTTGAGTGCACGCCTTTATGTGACACGGTATCGGACTGGTTGACGCCATGCCTTATGGGGCAGGTGGACACGTTCGAATGGACTGACCACGGCTGGGATTTCGTCAGGCGTGATTATGTCAATCTCGTTTGACTTATGTAGTCAACAATACAATAAGATTAAATAAAGGGGGAGCTATGTCTGATTATGACAATCTCGTGCAATGGTGCAAGGATATGCGTTCTACGCAGATTGCGCGGCGTAATCGCGCGTGGAATTTCCAGCACGCTCATGGCATTGATCCGTGTGATGTCGCGTGGAATGCCGACGCCATAAGGTGGGTTGACGGCGTGGTGTATGTGGTCAGCCGCAATGTCAAGCGCAACGGCGAGCTGGGCGAGCGTTACGCCGTGGTCACGGCTGAGCAGTGGCTTGACATGCATCTGGTTCCGGGCGATGAGTCATGCGTCGCACGGCTTGAATCCTACATGACGCGAAACTAATTGTAGTCAACAATACAAGTGAGGTGTTTATTATGACTGGAAAGATCGAACTATCTGTGAACATCAGCGTGGAATGGCGGCGCAGTGCGATGTGGGGAATGTGCCCTACCGCTACCGTTGGCGCACTACTGGCCGAGGATGGCGTTACTGTCAGGCGTGACCGTGGTTCCGGCCATGCGTCCGGCTGTGGGTATGACAAACTCTCTGCGGCGGTGGATGAAGCCATGCGTGAGTTGCCGTTGTGGCAGACGTTTCTCATGTGGCGTGGATTCAAGCACACGTATGCGTCGATTCCATACAACGGTTCCGATAGGCCGCTATATGGGCTGAAGCGTTGCGATTACGGCTGGGAGATGAACGCGAACGCGTGCGGCATGGGAACGATTATCGACATTTTCACGGCGAACGGGTTCACCATGACGTCGCATAGTGGCGATGCTTACGATTTTTACCATTTCGAGCGCGTGGTACCGCGTTCGTTCCTGAAACTCATCTGACTTTGTAGCCCTCTGTGGGCTATGGCGCGGCTCTAGTGAGTTCTGGTAGGGTGCGACTCCCTATCCGCGCACTATGCCGTCATGTGACGGCGGAACAACATTCTCTATGAAAGTGGGTAATCATGTCTGGGTTTAATTCCGTTGACGATTTTTACGACGTCATGGCGGGGCGTCATGGTTTGCACGAGTCCGAACGGGGCGGCGGCGACCTGGAGTTGTATTCATACAATGGCGCTGAGTTTCCTGACGGTTTGGACGGTTCCAGTCTTGACGTTGTCACAGCGCCGTCGCCTGAGCTTCTTGCGTACATGCGTGGGAATGATAGTCCGGTGCCGCCGTCCGGGTACAAGGATATGGCCGACGAAATTAAGGGCATATGGGACGTGTACAACCACGGTTTCGCCGAAGCCGACTGGGGACGGCTGGCCGACTTGTATGACGCGCACAATCTAAGCCTGAGCGTCATTGCCGATTACGAGTTCATGGATTGGCCTGAGACGTTAGGCGACATACTGAACGGCAAAGGGGCGGATTGCTGGAATCTCGACGGTATGACGTGGCACCTGTATAGCCATGAGGAATGTACTATCGATGATTCTGAGGGCGCATGGCCCAGCCTTGACGACTTGCTGGACTTCATATCTTCCGATGACGTTGAGACGTGCGCCTATGCGCAGCAGTTTGTCGAATGCATGGATTCGGGCGACTATGCGGCCGCGTGCAGGGCGCTTAAGGCTCTCGACTTGGAACTGTGGTATTCAAACCTGTTTCTGACGTTGTCTCGCTGAAAATCAATCAATCTGAAAGTGAGGAAAAAGAAATGTATGTGCATTGGATTCGCAAGGATACGGCTGAGGACGCCGACTTGTACGAGGAACTGCGTGACGCGTGGGACGGTATCGACTACGCTGGTCTGCCGTCGTTCGATGACGTGCTGCCGGACATTCTGGAATGGGTGCGGGGTATCCGCGTGGCCGACACTGTGTTCAACGATTACACGTATCGGGCTTCGCGGCTGCTGTACTTCGATAACGCGCTAGATGAAAGCAATATTGAGACTGCCGTGCGGTGGCTGTCGGACTACGGTTATGTGCCGCGTGCGTTCTGCGGTGTCGGCTATGCGATTGAGTTGACGGACGGGTATGGCGGACTGTCGGATCAGGCCGTCGTCCAATATGCGATAGACATGATTATCAAGGACGGGCGCTACTACCCGGTGTTGGATGAATCCGATTACGAGCGGCGTGAGGACGCGTGGCTGCGGGATTACTTCGATGGCGAGGTGTCTGACGCCATGTTGAATGGAGCTGACCGTGATGCCGTGTTCGAAGCTTGGCGGGATGATGCCGACCCGGTTTCTGGCGACATGGATTTCGACGTGGAAAAGCTTCCTGGTTATATCGAGACCGCCAAGGGAGGTAAGCGGAATGCGTAAGGGTGTGAAGCTGGCTGGACTGCTGGCTGCTGGTGTGGCGGCGTTCGCCGTGGCGTGTTCGCCGGTGTGCAATCCCGTGCCGGTGGCTGACCCTCATGGGACGCCTGAACAGCAATGGAATTGGTGGCGTGAGACGTATGCGACGGCTGACTATGGTCAGGCCGACTTGGCTGGCTACACGTCGCTGTCGGATATCCCCCAGTGCGGCATGGAAGACGGCAGTATGGCTGGCGGCTACGAGCGTATCTGCGAGTGGCGGGCTGATGCTGTCGGCAATCATGCCGGTGAGTCTTACGTGCTGGTTGACGGCGGCAAGGTGCTGTCGTGGGGCGGCACAAGGGAAATGTGAAAGTGCCGGTCTCAGGTAGGACTGCGACCGGCCATGCAATCAATCAATCAAATCTAATTGCAAGGGAGATTATACCATGAAATTCGACGATTGCATTTATAAGGAAATCACTTGGTTCAACGCGGATGAAATCGTTGAGCATGAGACGTTCGACGGTATCGACTCGTATGAGCTGCTGCGTAATCTGGCGACGCTTGAGGCTGGCTATTCGCTTGACGACAGGCTGGATGACGAGGCCGTGGAGCGCGTGGAAGATGAGGAGAACAGCTTAATCTGCGTCGGACGGTTCCGTTTCGACTCGCTTCTGGCTGAGGGTCTAGCGGAATGGTTCAAGTGCGACCGTTACGACGGTCTTGTCAAGCATGTGCGTTCGTGCTGGCTGAGCCGTGGTGGCGATGATTGGTATTTCTATTTCGTTACCGGCTGCGGCTATGACGTCATCAGCAGTGATTTGCTGGGCTGTGACGCCGATGGTGGGGCGCGGCGGAAGTTCGTTGATTTCCTTAACGGCGAGGAGGTGGCGCGATGATCGACGTCAACTTGCTGCCGCGTGAGCTGACCGGCTATGTGGGTTACGTGTGCTGGCAGTGGTTCGAGAGGCATTTCAGCAGTGACGAGGTGCCGTATATCCGTGGCGGCGCGTGTGGTCTGGTGCCCGATTTGCGGGACAATCTCATCGATGTCGTGCAAAACTGTTT